ACAAGTTCGTAAAGGGCTTGGAAGCATCTACTGTAACAATCGATTTCCTAAATGACACAGCATCAGCAAATGTCCTTGCGACACTTCAAGCTGCATGGGGAACAACAGTAACCTGCGTATTCCTACAGACAAAGGGAACAGCAGTTTCTGCTACAAACCCTCTTTACACAGTTTCATTGTTAGTCAATAACACAACAGACATTAATGGTGCTGTTGGCGATATTGGTACACAATCAATCACATTTACTGCTAACTCAACAGTTGCAGTAGCCACAACAGGTACTTTCTAAACAACTAAAAAAGGGGCAAAGCATGGCAAAGTTAAAAGTAACAAGGGCAGATGGATCAGTTGGCGAATACCCAATTACCCCATTGGTGCAGTATGGCTTCGAGATTTACGCTAAGAAGGGCTTTCACAAAGCGTTCATCGAAGACCAGAAGCAAAGCGATATCTTCTGGCTTGCCTGGGAATGTATCCGCCGTTCGGGTGAAACTGTTAAGCCATTCGGAGAGCAATTCATTGAAACCTTGACAACAGTCGAGGTACTAGATGATGACCCTTTGGCTTAGGGCGCGACTCGATCACCTATCTGATTGCTAAATTAAGTGTCAGACTCGGGATCGCGCCACAACAATTATTAGAGCTAGATGAAGTAATGCTGAGGAACTTAATTAAAGTTCTACAGGAAGATGCGAAGGAGATAGCCAATGCCAACAGAAGTAAAGGGCGGCATCGCACTTCGTAAAGCATTGCGCAAGTTCACGCCAGATTTAGCCAAAGAAACTCAAAAGGAAATAGCTAGCCTTCTTAAACCAATTACTTCTAAAGCTCGCGGATTTGTTCCTGCTAGTGCTCCACTTAGCGGATGGGCTAAACCTTCTAAAACTGGCAGATTTCCAAATTACTCAGCTAGTGCTGCTAAACGTGGAATTGGATACAAGACAACACCATCAAAACCTAATCGCAGAGGCTTTAGAGCATTGGCTCAAATACTTAATAAATCTGCAGCAGGTGCTATTTATGAAACTGCAGGTCGCGTAAATCCTAATGGTCGCTCACAGGCTAAAATGCGTGAGGTTGTTATCCCAAGCAGTAATCCTGATATTGGCGAGCATCGTTATAAAACTAGCACAGGCAAAGGTTATGGAAAAAGCAACAACCCTAACGCTGGTGAGCAATTCGTCAATGCTATTAACTCTACTGGTCAAATTAAAGATGCTTACCAGCGTAAAGCGGGACAAGCAGGTCGCTCTTCACGCAAGATGCGTGGTCGAGTAATCTTTCGTGCATGGGCAGAAGATCAAGGCAAGACCAATGCAGCAATTATTAAAGCAATAGAAACTTCACGGGATAAGTTTAATAAGGCGGTGGGATACTAATGGCTGATGTAAAGATAGATATAGCCGCCGAATTTACCGGCAATAAGGCATTCAAGCAGGCAGAAACCACAACTCAGAAGTTAGAGAAAAGCGTTGCTAAATTAGGCAAGCAACTAGCAGGAGTCTTTGCTGCATCTAAGTTATACGCATTTGGTAAGCAGTCAGTCAAAGCATTTGCAGCTGATGAGAAGGCTGCACGATCATTAGCGTTAGCCTTAGCCAATACAGGCAACGCCTTTGCTTCAATCGAGGTTGAGAAGTTTATTGGTGATTTACAACGCGCTACTGGCGTTCTTGATGACAACCTTCGCCCAGCGTTTAGAACACTTCTTACAGCTACAGGTGATGTTAAGAAGTCACAAGACGGCTTAGCTTTAGCCCTTGATATTGCCGCAGGTACAGGAAAAGATTTAGGTGCTGTATCAATGGCACTTGCAAAGGCTTATGGTGGGCAGACAACAGCCCTTAGCCGTCTAGGTGCAGGCTTATCTAAAGCCACTCTCGCATCTGGTGATTTAGATTTAATTACTAGCGAACTAACAAAGAAGTTCTCAGGTCAGGCATTAGCTGCTGCCGAAGGCTACTCAGGAGCAATCGCTAAACTCACAGTTGCATCCAACAACGCTAAAGAGATTATTGGCAAAGACCTTCTTGATGCTATGCAGCTGGTTGCAGGAGAAGAAGGCATTGGTGGAGCAACAACCGCAATGGAAAGTTTTGCCACTCAAATTGGTAATGCAATCTATGGTATTGGTGTTCTTACAAAAGCAATCAAATCTATACCAGGTGCAGGATTCATTGGTGATGTTTTAGCCGCTGGTACTCAGATTTCAGGCATTGGACTTCTTTCAAGATTAGGTGCATCAAGTAAAGCGCGTTCAGCAGGTACTCCACAGCAATCGCCTGGACAACGCAAAGCCATCGATAAAGCCAATGCCGATGCTCTTAAATTACAGAAACAGCAAAACTCACTAAAGACAATCGATAACGCTTTAACAACTCGCAAGATTACCCTTACAGCCGATCAACAGGCTTTAGAAGAACTCAAGAAGAAGTTTGATGTTGAGCGTATTGGACTTTATGCAGCTCTAAATAGTGCTACTGATTTAGAAACTCAAATGCGAATCAAATCTTTGATTGCTATTCATGACAATGATGCCGCCCTTGCAGGCAAAATTAAAGCAGAACAAGCTGCTGCTGAGGCGACAGGTTTATTTGCTAGTGCTGCTCGACAGGCTGCCTTACTTCTTCAGACTTCATATTCAGCAGGACTAAGTTCATTTAAGCAATCTGAAATTAATTCTTTAACACAGGGCAATACAACAACACCTAATCCTTTAACTCAAGCACCACTTCCAATGCCTTCTTCACCATTAGAGTCTTTCAGACAAAATGAGGCAAAATACGCTAGTGCTTCATTCCCAACTTATATCATTAACGCTTCTGGCATAGGCGACCAACAGATTGCATCAGTAGTTCAAGGAGCAATCCAAGACCTCAATAGATACGGAAGTTCAACCACTTACGCTGGAGCAATCTAGTGGCAGTTCCAACAATTAATGTAACAATAAACTTTTCAACTGGCGCATCAAATGCTCAAGCAATGCTATTTGACATTGGTCATCTCGATACAAATGTCTTTGCTGATTCAGCAGGGCTTGTAGTTGATGTATCTAATCAAGTAGATAAATTAAGCACTAAGCGCGGCAGAGATGCTCAAGCAGACCAATTCCAAACAGGTCAATTAAGCCTTCGGATTGTAGATCAGAATGGTGATTTTAATCCACAAAATACTACTAGTCCTTATTATGGTTATCTTGACCCAATGCGTAAGATTCAAATAACTGCTACTTGGAACTCAGTCACCTATCCTATTTTCTCGGGCTTCATTACTGGTTACTCAACAACAACCCCTAAGTTCACAGGCGATATTGTTTATACAACCATCACAGCTGTAGATGCCTTTAGACTTGCACAGAACGCTCAGATTTCAACAGTCACAGGAGCTACTGCTGGTCAGTTATCAGGTGCTCGAATAGGCAAGATTCTTGACGCAATCTCCTGGCCTGCGACTATGCGTGACATCGATGCCGGACAGACAACTATGCAGGTTGATCCTGGTACGGCTAGAACAGCCCTAGAAGCAATGCAGACGGTTGAACTATCAGAGTATGGCTCTTTATATGTCGATGCTTCTGGAAACTTTGTATTCCAAGACCGTTTATTTACCACCAACAGCGTAAATCAGACTCCAGTTGTGTTTAAGGATGATGGCACAGCTATTGGCTACTTCAACGCGGTGTGGGTTCTTAACGATGTCCTAATCTATAACTCAGCGCAAATCACTCGCACAGGCGGCACGACCCAAACTGCATCAAATGCAGCATCAATCAACAAATACTTTCTTCATTCCTATAATCAGCAAAACCTTCTCATGGAAACTGATGCAGTTGCTTTGGATTACGCTGGGGCTTATGTGGCATCTAGAGCCGAAACAAAAACTCGATGCGATGCGATTGTTCTTGACCTTTACACAGACAACTATGATGCTGGAATTACAGCAGCTTTAGACCTAGAATTCTTTGATCCAGTATCAATCACCACGACTCAACCTGCTGCGGTTGGAACATCGACACTATCAGAGATTTTCCAGGTATTTGGTGTAGCTCACGATGTTACCCCAAACTCCTGGAAAACTACGCTTACAACGCTTGAACCTATCATTGATGGGTTTATACTAGGAACATCATTATATGGTGTTATCGGACAAAATGTACTTTCTTACTAAAGGAGAAAAATAATGGCTTCAGGATACCCAGCCGCAACGGGCGATGTATTTACTAGCGCAATGTACAATGGGTTAGTTGCCTATACTCTTAACGCGCAGACAGGCACAACATATACAACAGTTTTAACTGACTCATATCAAGTTCTTGTAACAATGAGCAACGCTTCTGCTAATGCTTTTAAGATTCCAACAAACGCATCTGTGGCACATCCAATAGGTACTGTAATTACAGTCCTTAACATTGGTGCAGGAGTTACAACAATTTCAGCTGTAACACCAGGAACAACAACTGTTTTATCTGTTGGTGCAACAGCAGCATCTCCAACATTGGCACAATATCGATCAGCGGCTTGTATTAAAACTGGTACAGATACTTGGTATATTGTAGGTGGCGTTGCTTAATGATTGCTAATACTGTCGCTGCTGTTCTTTTTTCAGCCCCTCAACCAAAAGCCACGGGTGGAACAATCACATCTGATGCAACATATTGGTACCACACTTTCACATCTAGTGGAACTTTTGCGCCATCAACAACTTTAAGTTGCGATTTGATAATCATTGCGGGCGGTGGTGGTGGTGGTGCTGAACAGGGTGCAGGCGGTGGTGCAGGTGGGCTGGTTTATCTAACAGCACAAAGTTTTTCCGCAAGTAAAACAGTAACTATTGGCGGCGGTGGTGGTGGTGCTACTACTGCTGGAAATGGTTCAGTAGGAACAGATACAACAGTTACAGGTTTTACCACAGCAGTTGGCGGTGGTTACGGAAAAGGAAATGCAGCAGGCGCAGGTGGTTCTGGAGGCTCAGGCGGCGGTGCTACTGGTGAAACTAGCGGAACAGTTTACAGCGGAGGTTCTGCAACATCTGGTCAAGGTTTTGCAGGCGGTAATGGTGGTTTTCGTTACAATCAAGGCGGTGGCGGTGGTGCTGGAGCCGTTGGTGGTAACTACACAAGTGGAAATCCTGGAGCAGGCGGTAATGGCGGAGCAGGAACAAATACTTATTCAGCGTGGGCAACAGTTACTAGCACAGGTGTAAGCGGTTACTACGCAGGTGGTGGTGGTGGTTCATCTATTGGAACAAAAGGCAATGGCGGAGCAGGCGGCGGCACAGCTGCTACTCAAGGTTCAAGTGCTGCAAATGCAACAGCCAACACAGGCTCAGGCGGCGGTGGAACAATGGAAAATGTTGGGGGACTTTACAAAGGCGGTAATGGCGGTTCGGGTCTTGTCATGGTGAGGTACGCAAAATGAGTCATTGGGCTGAAATAAACGAAGATAATTTAGTTATTCGTGTTCTTGTTGGTGACAATAATGAACCAGATGAAGGTCAATCATTCATGGAATCGCTCGGTGGTACCTGGATTAAAACTTCTTACAATGGGACAATTCGTAAAAACTTTGCCTCTATTGGATTTACTTATGATGCAGCTCGTGATGCTTTTATTGCTCCAGAACCAGAGGATGCAACAGGATTTGATGAAGAAACTTGTCGATGGATAGTTCCAAAGGTTGATCGTGAAGCCGATACTCTGTAAGGCAGGGCAACAACTTCGTGAACAAATCGATGATGCCTTTCCAGATAGAGATCGTAAGTCGGATGGTTGGATAGGCGATGCCGCACACTCCAATCGTAAGAGTGACCACAATCCCGATCCGTCTAACGGAATCGTCAGGGCTATTGATGTGGATAAGGACTTCGACTCACGCCCCAG